GTCCCGGTCCTCCGGGATTAGTTGTTGCTCTCATATACACAGGCAAATCCTGTGCGACTGAACGCAAACGTGAACGCATATAGTTCCAAGCATACGGAGTAGACCACTGAGTTAATTCATCAAACCCTATCCAACTAAATGCCAAACCTTGATAACGTAGTACATCATCATCTCTATCTAGGTATGACATCCATAACCTTGCACCTGATGGTGCTTCCCACTGCATCTTTCTTTCTGACCACTTTATACCCTTCCATATTTGGGGGTATATTTCTTTTGACTTATATATAAGTTCTCTTAATTCTTCTGTCGTGTGTCGTAATAACAAACCACTAAATGATGGATGACCCATATATCTTAAAGGGTCTGCAAGCATGGCATAAGATTTACCACCTCCTGCTGAACCACCATATAGTACTTCTCTTTCACCTGCTGCAAGGAAATCAGTCTGAGGTCCTACGTTAGGTTTAAATACTATATTCTGTTCGGATACAGGCACAGCTTCTACGTCTGCTACTTCCTGTATGTTAGGCTCTTGAACCTGTTCTTTCTTCTTCAATGGCTTTCGCTTTTTGTATCGCCTTTTCTGCGTACTCAGACCACTTTCGGAGAGTTCTAGCCTTGTTCTTACGTTGTCTTTCATGCATTAACCTTTTTCGTAACCCTACGTGAGATATAACTCTGTCTGTTTTCTTTGTAATCCAATTAGCTACATCACGATAAGAATACTGTTTAATATATTTTCTAGCTAATTCTATTGCTTCTAGTTCATATGGTATTGGGTCAAGTAAATCAGGGTCTTCTTCATTTAACTTATATCCAAATGGAACAGTCCTAGCTATGCGTGGTATCTGTACCCATTCTTGTTCGTCTTCATCTTTTAAATCCGTTGGCTGTGGAAGTTTCCACTTGCCTACACTTCTATCCATCGTTCTTTGCAGGTAATAACATAACACCACCTGTGCTTTCAACTTGCATCTTCTCTGTCTTTACTAAACCTGTTCTATCAAGTAACTCTTTAGCTGCAGCCATCTTATCTCTGATGCCTAGCTCTGTGGGATCATATAGACCACCCACCATAGCCATAGCAGCTTTAGGTGCGTTCCTGCTCATGTAAAGCTGAGTGGCTTCTAGTATCTCATCCTTTAAGGATTTAACTATGTCAGTAGTACTAGAGCCTTCAGAGTAACCTGCTAGTATCTTTGCTTGTACAACATCTCCGTTTGCTCCATCAAATAAAACAGCTAGAAACTTTGTTTGTCGTTCAGTTAATTCTCTACTCATGACGGTACTTCTTCCCTAGTAAACTGCCTATCAACTCGTGCTATCAATCTTTCGGCACGGTTAGTTGTTTGCTTATACCAATTGCTGTCTTCCATCTCATCTGCCATGCTCTGCCAATCTAAATCATTGACAGCAGCAATTAAGTTCTTAAACTTAGACAGCCTTGGTCTACCTAATTGAAAACACATGTTAGCTAATACATGTTGTATCTCATCAGGCAGGTTATTAAATTGCGAGAATAATAGGTTACAATCTTTTATAGTTGTTCCTATGTCTTTCGCAAACCATTCATCCACTTGTTGATGTGGTATTTTTGTTCCTATAGGACCTGCATATATTTCTTCATCCCACTCAGTAATCAGGTGTCCAATTCCCCCTGTTAAATGCCCAAGTGAACATCTATACGTTTCGTACTTGACTCCTTCGTCATTAGCTATTTCATCCTGTAGTTTAATTAAATTCATTTTTTCCCTATTATCTTCATTGCTTGACCAGCACCTTTAATTCCAAAGGATGCACTAATTGCTATAAATAGTAAGTATTGATACCATTCAGGTAGAGTGTTGAGTACTTCAAAGCCTACTCTTACATATTCCGTCATACTTGGTATAAACACTAGTATAGCAGGTAATAGTAAAACAATCAAGGCAAATTCGTCTTTCCATGAATTATCTGTAGAATCAGCCATAGATTGCTCCCATGCTACTTCTCCTGTGGCTACTTTCTCAGCTACAACTGCTTTAGCCCTAGCTTGTGCAACCTTAGCCTGTCCATCTGCCTTAACCTTTTCAACCTTACTGCTCATCCAACTAGATGCTAGATTTGCTATAGGTCCTATAAGAGCACCAAACATTGACTATCTCCCTTGTGACTTACGTAACGCTTGTACATGTTTGTTGTATAACCAATTACCAATCTTTAGGAATGGTTTAGCTATGTCCAAGTATATCAAGTATGTGTTTAGTTTCATCTGTACCTCTTCGTTTTCTGTGCAACCTTTTTTGGCTGTTTAGATATTTGTTTACCTGCTGCACTTGCTTTTCGCTTAGCAGCCGAACTGGCTGAGTATTCTGCACTAGATAAAGCTTTAATCGCTTTCGTAGGGAGATAACGCTCACCGGTAGCCTTTGACCCTTGTGTACTAGGCTTGCCACTCTTGGTTCTCCACTTCTGCTTTGTCCAATTAGCTAATGACTTTTGTGGTGCTTTCATACGCTTCCTTAATCTCTTCTATTGTTCTATTACATCCTATACAGATATTATCTTTTAACTTACATATACCCACACATGGGCTAGTTGATTGCACTATACTACTTTACTAATACTTATGTCCGTTTTAATAAGTCCATCGGCTTGTGCTCTATTAAAATATACTGTTCCTAGTAAAGCTAAGAAGCCACCCACTATAGCTACTACAACAATTATTGCTATAGCTTCACCTATCTGTTTTTTAAGCTTCTGTTGCTTATATATAGTAGCTTGTCTTTCCTTACGTATCTGACCTTCCATCTCTAGTAGCTCATCGTAAGCCTGTGGTCCTTGGGTCATGTTTAGGTACATCTTTAGTTCATATCTTTGTTCTTCTAGTTTCTTCTTAGCAGCGTAGGCTTGCAGAGCTATTGTCTCAATACTACCTGCTCCAAATACCTTACCAAATATACCGGGGTTCTTAGCTTGCTTCTGTGCGTTGTCCACATCTGAAGCTGCTCCCATCCATCTGCTTACATCTCCTGACATCTTCTCTAAGTCTCTGCCTACAGCAAAGCCTTGTTTGATTGCACTAAATGCTTTAGATGCCACTCCAACTGCAATGCTTATAGTCATTGGGTCCATTATTTTTTCCTTATAGGTTTGCAGTATGCAGTTATCTGTAAATTAGCTCCTTGCTTCTGTGGTATAGACGGTTGCCTATGTAGTCGTTCTGCAAAGTATAAACATCTATCTATGTCTTTAAAGGTTTGCGTTTGATCTACGATTCTTAATCCCATCATAAACACAAGTACAAACTCAATCATTACCTTTTTCTGCTATGTCTTCTTCGTGACAGTCACAGGTACATTCTTCACAATCACATTCATAGCATGTACAAGTATCACACTTATCCACGGTATCCTCCACCTTTTGCTTTGTAGGCTTTGGCAACCATTTGTGCTTTTCTGGCTGACCATTGACCGGGAGAACCTCCCTTACCACCTGCTTTAATACGGTTGAATATGTTCTTACGTAATGTAGGTTTGGTGTAATTCCCAGCTGCATTAACTGTGCTTCCCCCCTTGCTTAGTTTTAAAGAGGACAAAGACTTAGCTTGACCTGCATGTAACTTGGATGCCTTAGCTAATCCCTTAATTACTTTTTTTACTACTTTTTTTACCTGTGCTGCCATTGTTATCCTCGTATAAGTTATTAAAGGTTACTGATGGGTCTAAGTAAGACTCATGCGATTCTGCTGAGTGTGTCCACTGCGATGGTGCAAAGTCTGGAGCACCTTCTCCTGTAACCCACAGAGCAGGACTAGTAGCTCTAACTCTATTGTTTGGTAGGGCAACTATATTGCCTGTCCATTTCCCTGCATCCAACAAATACATTACGTGTGACTGTTTATGCTGTGCAGGGTCATCTGCTATGTCATGGTCTGTGTAGTCAACCGTAAACATATACTTAGCTGTGTAGAACTCATTGCCTATTTTACATAACCACGGAGAGGAACTTACCCTGTCCATAACTATGATGCTATGATTTCTTGATTCGCAATCCCAAGGTTGACATAAGTGGTCATCCATTGGCTCTGCCCATTCATCTACAGGTATATCGGCTACTAGTGCTTGTATGGGCATCCTTGCCCACATAGCACCACCGTGTACATTATCGTCTTCTGTACAACCGGTGAAGACTACCTGAAAGCTTAACGACCTGTCAGGTATGGTATTAACTGCGAAAGCTAGTGCGTGGAGATATTCACCGTGATAATTCATATGATTACAAGTGAACTCTTTTCGTACCCAACATTTAAAATGTGGTACGTTACTAATAAGATACGACATTATTTCTTTTTAGCTACTCCACCTTTAGCCATGTACTTAGTTTTCTTCATACCACCCTTAGCCATGTATTTAGTTTTCTTTGCAGTTCCACCTGCCTTCATTACCATTTTCTTAGTTGGTGTTCCGTAGCCACCCTTAGCCATATACTTTGTTTTCTTTTTAGCCATAACCATCTTAACTTCTCCTTAGTAATTTCTTAGCGTTGCGTGTTCTTGCAAAAGAACGATTAGTAGCCTTAGTTGCTACAGATAAATTGCCTGTCCTATTGTCTCTAGGATTGCCATTCTTGTGATGTACATCTTTACCTACAGCTTTAGCTGCAGCACCTGTCTTCATAACAATTTTACGAGCTTTATTCCTACCTGCTCTATTCACCTTTTGTAAAGGCTTGGCATGGTAGTTTGCGTACTCTTTTTTATAGTTACGTGTCTTAGCCATTTTTTATATTTGCATAAGCTGAAGGGCTTGCCATCTTGAGAGCACGTAGCCCTGCGTTATCTGTGACTGAGCCACCACCAGCGTACATATGTTTCTTACCACCTGCCATTCCACCGTATGCCATCTCAGGTTTTTTCATTTTACCTTTAACTTTAGGAGAACCACCCATAATAATAATGGTTAAGCCACCCTTGCCTTTTTTTGTACCTTTGTCCATCATTAGCTTTTCTTCTTTCTGTTATCTACAGTTGATAGCACGTAGCCACCAGTACGGTAGTCGTTGCCACCTATTCTGTTCTTAGTGATTGAGCCACC